AGATTGAGGACGTACACTACACGAACGATAAACTCGAAGAGATTATGACTGGCTACAAGGAGAACCAGTCCCAAGCTGCGAGGATGTTCCAAGAGCGTAAGCAGGCTATGATGGATACCAAGACTGGTTACACTCCAGGTGATGAGAACTCAAAGTTCTACACCAAACCAGACGAGGCACCAATTAGCCACCCAGCGGAGGTTCTAGAGAAGCTCAAGAAGGAAAAGCCCGATGCCCCGATGGAAGAGCTCGTCAAGGAAGCCGATACGATCGTCGCCGCTGAGATTGAGGAACGTCGTAAACAGAGAGAGGCTGAAGAGGCCCTCGACACAGTCGAGGAGGAGGAGCCTGAGGAATCCTCTGCATAAATATATAAAAAAATAAATGGGTAAAGAACCTTATTGCTCAAATCGAAAAGGATTTGAGAAGTAAGATTTAGTTGTATCTGAGGATGACAGGTTGCATGGTCTTACCCATGAAGAAACCAAGTAAAAATACGGCGAACGCTACAATCCAAGTGGACTTGTCTACAGACGAAAAAAAATCAGTCTTTTCAGGTTGTGGGGAGTAGTTCATTTCGGGTTGCTGGAAGTAGTATGGTTGTTCCTCTTGGGGTGGGGGTTCATCAACCTTTTCCTGCATAAGGGGGTCGACGTTAGGATTGTAATCAATTGGATTTCCTATATCAGTTTCCATTTCTAATACTGTACTCTATTTTTTTAAGCTTATTCTTCCTCACTCTCACTTTCACTATCTACCACAAAATCCTTTAGATTTCCATTTTCGTCCATGTCACTCTCATCATCTTCCGAACTAAAGTCTTCCTCGTCTGATGTATCAATGTCCGAATCAAATTCAGAATCGTGTTCATCGTCACCAAAATCATCTTCAACGTTTTGTTCGGTGGGTACGAAGTTTTCTGGTTTTTTAATCTTTCTTCCTGAGCGTGTCGTAACAGTGGGCATTTAATGTATTTAGGCTATATCTGTTTAAGTACCTTTAGAGAACAGTTTAGATACTATATTAGAATGTAACTCATGTTTTCTAACACGCTTCGTTTCTTTACACTTTGGACAGTACTGGGTGATCACTTTTCTCTTTTTGATTTGGTAAACCATAGTTGTAGAATCATCGTGGACACCCTTGATTGTTTCACAGTATCCCGAGTTGGTGACAACATTGAAACCATATGTACTGGAAGTTATTCTCAAAACTTTTGTATTACTTTGACCCTCCTTATTGAGCTGTATAAATTTCTCTATTGAAGTGTTCAAACCCCCAGATTCAATTTTAGGGGGTTCGACAAACTTCTTGATCTCCTTACACTTTTTAACTTCCGAAATATCTGGGTACAGGTGAGAAATTATGTTAGGTGGAAGTTCATGACGACGACCACAAAAGTCTTTACAGAAACCATCCCTCCTCCCCAAAATAGTTTCACACCTACAAAAACATTTTTGGAGAATATATCGTCCACTGATTATAAACCATACATGATTCGACCCATGATCTCTTTTGAGATTCTCACAGTATTTTGAATTTGTTGAAACTAAATATAAAAGATTGTGTTTGAATATTTTTGTAATCGTGGCACCCCCCTGTCCCTCCAAATTCTTATTTACAAATTTTTCAATCAGGTATTTCAATTTTTCGTTGTGGACCTCATCCTTCGTTTGCTCACGGGTAAATTTCCCCTCCCCAATGGTAGTAGAGGGTGGTTCAATCACATGTGTCTGGGGAGCGTCCGTTCGAACCACCGACATCTTTAGGATTTCTAGGTCGGGTTTCTGATCAATCTTTAGGATGGTACTGAGTGGTCCGTGGGTGTATACAAATACTGGGAGATATGCGAGTTGTTCCACCCCCTTGGCCATCTTGTGGGACCAAATCATACGAAAACCACTCCCCTTTGTCCCCCTCTGGACATTACCATAGACAGCTGCATCTATGATTTCATTCCAATCTAGGGAACCCTTAGCTATAGAGAGTGCAACCAAAATATGATCTCTGAGAGCTATCGCGGACGCCTGGTCCACCACGAAACCTGGCCAGTTTAGGTGAACCCCGGTCTTCATGAGGGAACCACATTGTTTGGGAGGTGAAACCGATATGAGACAGTTCTTACCACCATGTCTCTTGACCTTGTCACAAATGACCTTGCAGATGTCCTTGATTTCTTCCATCGTCAAGGGTTCAACATCCTTGTAGTCTATGTCGACAAAGAAGTTATAGGTTGGACTCTTTTGCTCAACGATAAACAACTTCTCACCCGAACTCACTGCCTCCACATACTTTTCATGAAACTCATTCAATCTATCAAATGGTACTGAGAGGACACCACCGTCCATGTGTACATGTGATATATTGGATGCGTTAGTAAACCCTTGTGAAATGCACCACTTTTTAAACATACCTTTATAGAGACCCTATTCTCTAAACCACCTCATACAGGATACATCCTGATATTCCTGGGTTTCGGAAAGTTCCTTCTTTATAGTGAGGAGTTCATAGACCGTCCTATCTCTATTCTCCTCCAACCATTCCTTAATCTCCTGTTCACATAGACCTCTATTACTTTTCAGTAATTCTTCAATCTGCATCAAAATGAAAGCCTTTGACTTCATTATTTTATAGAAAATGTTTTTCTATTCAAAGAAGTTATACAGGCGTAAAACTGTGGATTCTTCAAAACGTTATCCACTATGAGCTTCCAACGCTTACGTGTGTTAAATTCCTCTAGTGTGTCATAACTCATGTAATCGTTTTCATCGTGGGTCTTCTTGATGGGCTGGTTCATCAACTTCTTGAGGCTTGTCTTCTGCTTCTCTTCGTAAAACTTCTTGACCTGCGAGTGTTGTTCGGCTCTGTTATAATCTACAAAAAATATGTAAACGTTGTATTCTAGATCTACCGTGGGACTCTCCTTGACTGTAAATTTAAACTCCGTGTACTCTCCATTCTTTAGGGACACGACCCCCCTCGTTTCCTCCTCCAACTCCCTAAGTGCACACCTGAGAGGATTTAGAATCTCCCTCCGTCTGCACCCACCCGTGACGAAAATCCAATCCTTGAATCGCCAATCCCTCACCGTGAGGAACCTTGGCTTATCGTCCACGAAGCTAACCGGTATTGCAATAGCTTTGTACTTTTTCATTGCGCATTCGCAAGTTATAATAGGGGCACAAGTTTATTCCTCGGATTTTACATCCTCTCTCTCGACTTCTTCAATCTGTGGCGGTTTTGATTCGATTTCCTTGGTGATCTGTAGAGAATACTGCTTCACACTATTCACCTCATCCCTAGTTTTCTTCAGTTCGTTGAAGAGGAAGATAATACCGGCGGCACATATAATCACACCGACGATCAACATCGTCTCACGGTTAATTGGAATCATTTATACTTGTAAAGAGCATCTCCCTTTTAAGTAATTACACCCATCGAAGGTCTTCCTGAGGCTGGACACTCGTAGGGACTCTGTGCAAATTGGACGGCTTCGTAATGCGTAGGCTGACACGACTTCTCCGTAGAGGGTGTCGTCTGTCCAACAAACTTTTCGAGTCTCCTGGACTTGGGATCGTACGTCAATACAAAAACGATGGCGAGGAGGAAGATGACTTCCAAATACATAGTTATTATTTAGTTAGAATATAAAAGACCACCCATACCGTTCTCGATGCGGAGCACGTTGTAGTTCACCGCGTAGACGTCCTTGTCACAGTTGGAGGTATCGTTGACGATACGCGCCGAGTCAAGGCGGGAGAAGTTGAGGGAGCCGGTGGGCTGGAGCTTCGAGGCATCTAGGCAGAAGGGGTAGAAGAAGAGCTTCTTGGCGGTGGACGAATCACCGTTGGAGCTGTGGTAGTAGAGGGGCACAGTGGTGAAGTTGGGGTCCGCAAACTTGAAGTCCGCGACGTCGGTGCCGTTGATTTGGAGCTTGAGCTTGTTCGCATCCGCCAAGATCGCGAGGTCCGACGCATCCGCCGCGGCCAGGTACTTCACCGGGTGATTGAAGTTCATCTCTTGGATCTTGGTGCCCGAGGAGATCGCCTTCTGGACCTGGGTCATGATCATGTTTTGGGGCTGCGCGGCGAAGACCTCCCGCTCTTGGGTGTCGAGGTACGCGTAGTTTGTGTAAATGTCCCACTTGGTCGACGCATCCGCCGCAGTAGAGCCCCAGGTAATGCGGAGCTCAACGTCGTGGTACTGGAGGGAAATGAGGGGGAGGGCCGACTGCCAGTTCTCACAGAAGGCGAAGCGGAGGGGGTAGAAACGGGAGGTTCCCGCGCCACCAAAGAGGTTGCCCGCGATGGACTTGGAGGAGGAGGTCGCCGAAAGGGCTGGCGCGATGAGGGTCGAGTAGGTCGAGTCCTGCTCGTCCACAACCTGACCACCGATGAGCAACTCAACCTTGGCAATCTTGGTGCGCCACTGGGCGGCGGTGTAGGCCTGGGTCGCAGAGCCATCGTTGGCGACGAGGTAGACGTAGCCCATGAGGTCCCCCTTCCGCTCGAAGCGGACGGTGGACATACCATTGTTCGAGACGTTGCCCTGAATGACCTGACGCTCGACAGTTTGGGAGAAGTTGGTGTGACGCTTGTAGGTCGATCGGAAAAAGCTGACCTCTGGTTGGCCAACGAGGTGGACATCCTGAGCACCGACGGCAACGAGTTGGGCAATACCACCAGACATTTTATATTATAGTGAGAGTTTATTTTTAAGCTGACTTTTTACAAGTTGGGTCTACACTGTGCGCTTGTACTTCAACATTTGTGATCCACCAATACATTCCAGCATAATTGATGGAGGAGTCACATACACGTTATTGTGATGAGTAGTGTGTAATTGCCAATCATTAGAGGTTCCTGCTGCTTGCCATTTAAAACTCAATGAAGGCGTAGCAGCAGCGAATGAACCATAATCACTATTATCTGCATCATCAACTTTAAACACCCATCTCAATGTCATAGTATCAGAATGAAAAGTATTCACTGTTTTCGTGTAATGTTCGGCTTTTGATACTTCAACAAAAGAACCAGAATCCTTTTTAACATAAAGCTTACACAGAATGTCCTGATCATCATCAACATAATAATGATACTTAAAGGTATATGTATAAACTATTTCCTTTGTTCCAACTGGAGGAACAAAATCAGAAATAACAGACCCACTCATATCAACATATGAAGTTGTAGAGATTTGAATAGCAGTAACATTCTGCATAGTTGCACGACCAGATAGAGACGTCGTGTTACAAACAGAAGCAAATTTCTCCAATACTTTGTTCTCACCATCATCAACTAACTCCCACTCCTGATCGGGGGCTGCGAGGAACGCCTTATACTTACCGTTTAGGTGGGTATCGGTGATCGCAGTTGCACGGTCGATAACAGTGCCCACTGGGTATATAGCGTCCAGTATTCCTAGAGCCCCAGAGACATTGAGGTCACCCGTGACCGTGGCGTTCCCAGAGACTGTGAGATTGGAGGACACCGTAGCGTCCCCAGCCACCTGTAGGTCCTTCCCCACAACCACGTTGGCGGTGGTCACTAGACCTGTGGTGGCGTTACTGAGCTCTAGGGTGTGGGTGGTGCTGTTCGAAACGTTGGCGACGGCGTCTAGACCGTAGGAGGGGGTCAACCGGAGAGTCCCCAACTTTAGGGCCACCGCGCTGACGTTGCCCTTCACATCCAAGTGCGAATTTTCAATGGTCAACGTCCCCTCTGGTGGATTCACTGACATTTAATATAGGGTAAGAAATGAATTTACCTGTTATTAAATGGGGGGAGTGATTGGGATCACTCGGGGACGGCGGGCCAAACAGGGTTCGCGGGGTCCTCAGTGGTGGCTGGGAGGTCGCGGAGGGCCTGCATGTAGGTGGCCCAAGCCTCTGGGACTGGGGTCGATGTGGAGTACGCCTTTAGGGTCACCCAATCTGTGGCGGCGAGGCGACGATCCCTCTCGGCCCTAAGGTCCTTTAGGGGCTGGGCGTCCACCAACTCTTTCAACTTCGCCTCGAACTCCTCCTTTGGTGGCTTCTCATAATCATCTGGAACTTCTATAGATTCCCATGTTAACTTATGACAATAAAATGATGGAACTGGATCCCATTCTTTTATGATTTTTTCAATATAATGTGGCAAAGGATAATCCATATTATGAATAAGAAAATAAATGTCCTTGAAAATATGTATAACTGAGGCCATAATTTACCGTCGAATTATCATCGACAGTGTAATAAATACGAACTGTATCACCAGCTAATAAATCTGCAGTTATTGTTATTTCACCCCACCCATAATCGTTGCCGCTCGGTACGGTGTCTATGCGAAGTTGGTACAACCCGCCGGACGCGCCGATCGGCGCGGCATCATTAACTCGCAAATTATATCGGTATACCGTGTTGTATAGGTTTGTAGCACCCCCAAATGTAAATATATATACACCATCTACTGGGCATGTGAATATACCATTGGAAGTGTTATAATGTGAACCCTTATTAACTTTGGCGAGGTCGTAAATTATGTACGAATTAGGGCCTGGTCCAGACACTGTTCTAACCGCGTAAAATACTGGGTTAGCAGATTTCATGTATCCTTGACACGATAGCCCCCCCCTAACGTCTAGGACGGCCCTAGGCTCCGAGGTCCCGATCCCTAGGCGCCCAGCCTTTAGGGTCACCACGTCTGGGCTGACCCCAAAGTACTCCTTCTGGTAGGCGTAGAGCTCCCAGATCTCATCCGCTGAGAGGGCCTGGTTGTAGAGACGGAAGTTGGCGATGGAGCCGTTGAAAGGATTGGTAGTACCATCTGCGTATACACCAATTTTCAGAGTTGAATTCGCATATACATTGAGTGCTGCTATAGTGCCACTCGTTGAAGATATACCCAATTCTACACCGTTCAAAAACATTTTTCTACTTGGTGCATCTGAACCACCCGAATAGGTGACACTTACATGATACCATTTATTGGGAACAATAGTGCCAGGACCCCCATAATATATATCATTACCCCAAAAGGTGTAACGTAAACTGCCATCTGTAAATACTATGAAATTTGGTGTTTTATTATTTTCAGCAGTGGTATTGTTCTTAATAGTAAACAAAGTATTCACTGCACTCAAAGAATTCACCTTGAACCACATACTCGCGGAGTGAACCCAAGCACCTGCGGGGTTGGTGAGGGTCGCTGTAATTTTGTCATCCACCCCATCGAAAGTGAAGGCCTTGTAGGTGGAATCGAAACCAACCCCACCCGAGGGGGTCCCGGTGACCCCGTTCCCAGACTTGTCTGCCACGGTGGCGGGCATGGAGGTGTAGTCCTGTCCGTCGTAGTACACGTTGGAGAAGTCCAACTTGGGGACATTGGGGGTAGTGTGGAGGACCACGTCGGTCCCAGTGGCCACGTTTGCGGTGAAGGGGGTGCCGTAGAGTTCCAGTTCTCCTACACTTACACCCCCCGCACTATCAGATTTCTTTGTGATTGACAATGCGTATGTATTATAAAATGTCGATGTTGTCGGTGTATGTGTAGCTTGTGTGTGATTGGTGCTTATTGTGACGTCGTTATACACATATATAGATGTCCAATCTTCGGTGGTTTCATTCCTTGCGTATAATACACCACTCGCGGGGAAATTGTTTATTGTATTTGGTTGTCCATATATGTTAAATGTAGTAAGCTGAATTTTATATGGTAGTTGTACCTGTATCCACTCTCCGTCGACTGTAGCGGTTCTTCCACTGTCTGTACCCAAATTTGAACTTCCAACATACTCTCTACCACTGGATCCACCAGTATATGCACCTCTACTCGACCCCGAAAACCAAAAGTCAGTTGAACTATTAGCAGGTAATATATTATTAAAAGCTTTCCACGCGTACCTACTACTTGCACTATCTTCGGCACTCGCACTCGCCACGTAGCCCCTATCAGAGTTGGCGGTTAGGGCAATCCTTGGTTCCTTGGTTTCATAGTCCCTGGTGGACAACTTGTACTCCATGACGACGTTGGAGTTTGAGGTGATTTGGGCTACGT